TACTCGCGCTGCCCAGCAGCAGCAGGAGATGTACCCGTTTATGTACGGCAACGAGTACCAACGTAATACGGCATGAATTTACAAGCCTTACCAGAAGAAGCCTTGAAAGAGATTCTGTCGCTGACGGAAGCTAAGAAGAAGTTGGATTTGCGAGCCAAAGCGCAAGACCAGTTTATGTCGTTTGCGCATCATGTGTATGAGAACTTTATTGAAGGTCGTCATCACAGGGTTATTTCTAAACAGTTAGAACGTGTGGCTCGTGGAGAGTTAAAGCGGTTAATTATCAACATGCCGCCTCGGCACTCGAAGTCAGAGTTTGCCAGTTTCTTAATGCCTGCTTGGTTTCTGGGTCGCAACCCGAAGCTCAAGATTATTCAGGCTACTCACAACACGGAGCTTGCGGTTCGGTTTGGACGTAAGGTTCGAGATTTGATTGACGACCCTGCCTACAAAGAAATCTTTCCGGATACGAACTTGAAGGAGGACAACAAGGGTGCAGGTAAATGGCAGACGGACAAGGGCGGTGAATACTTTGCTGCGGGTGTTGGAGCAGCGGTTACGGGTCGCGGTGCGGATTTATTTATAATTGACGACCCTCACTCGGAGCAGGATGCGATGAGCGACAGTGCGTTTGACAACGCATATGAGTGGTACACATCTGGTCCTCGACAGCGTTTGCAGCCGGGTGGTGCGATCATTTTGGTTATGACCCGTTGGGGTAAGAAGGATTTGACGGGCCGTTTGGTACAAGCGCAGGGCGGCGACATTATGTCGGACAAGTGGGAGGTTGTTGAGTTTCCTGCAATCATGCCGAGCGACAAGCCGTTATGGCCTGAGTTTTGGGAGAAAGAGGCGCTTCTTTCGATCAAAGCCTCGCTTCCTGTGGGCAAGTGGAATGCGCAGTGGCAGCAACAGCCTACTGCTTCTGAGAGTGCGATAGTCAAACGAGAGTGGTGGAAAGACTGGGAGAAAGAACAGATCCCGGCGATTCAATACGTTGTTCAAGCGTATGACACTGCGTTTTCGAAGAAAGAAACAGCGGATTATTCTGCGATAACGACGTGGGGGGTGTTTACGCCCGACGACGGTGGTCCGGATAACATCATACTTATGGACGCTCGAAGAGGGCGTTGGAACTTTCCTGAACTCAAGGAGATTGCGTATGAGGAGCACGAATACTGGGAGCCAGACATGGTGTTGGTCGAAGCGAAAGCGACGGGTACACCGCTCATTGACGAGTTGCGGCTTCGTGGTATTCCAGCCTTGGGCTTCTCACCGGGCAAAGGAAATGATAAAGTAACTAGAATGCACATGGTTGCGCCTTTGTTTGAAGCTGGGATTGTGTGGGCACCGATGCACGAGAAGTTTGCTGATGAGGTCATCGAGGAAGTGGTTTCATTTCCTAATGGAGATCACGATGACTTTTGTGATAGCATGACACTAGCCTTGATGAGGTTTCGTCAGGGTGGCTTCGTTTCTTTACGGGGCGAAGAGGAAGAGGACGATTTGTACGTTCCTCGTAGACGGGAGTATTACTGATGGCTATGCCACCTCGCCCTATGGGCAGTTTAGTAGATTCAGGGGTTGATCCTGAAGCGACCGAAGGTCTTCCCGACGTTGAGGTAGACGTTATGGAGGCCGCAGATTTTAGCGGTGGAGCGGAGATCATTGACGATGGACAGGGTGGAGCGATTGTCCAAGCAATGGGTGAGATGGATGAAGAGGGCGTGGAGGTTGAGATAGTTGACCACACGGCGAACCTTGCGGAGTTTTTAGATGATGGCACTTTGGGCGAAATTAGCAGCGATTTGGTCGGCCTGTATGAGGAAGACTATGAGTCTCGTAGGGACTGGGAAGAGACTTATAGTAAGGGTCTGGACTTACTTGGTGTCCAAAACACGGAGCGTTCTGAGCCGTTTGAAGGCGCTAGTGGGGTCACGCACCCGTTAATTAGCGAGAGCGTTACGCAGTTTCAGGCACAGGCATACAAGGAATTGCTGCCTGCGGGTGGTCCGGTTCGTACACAGATTGTTGGTGTTTCTGACCAGCAGCGTGAGGATCAGGCCCAGCGCGTCAAACATTTTATGAATTACCAGATTATGGAAGTGATGGAAGAGTACGATCCCGGGATGGATCAGATGCTGTTTTATCTTCCCCTGTCTGGATCCACGTTTAAGAAAGTTTACTTTGATCCATTAAAAGCTCGAGCGGTAGCGGAGTTCGTACCCGCGCAGGACGTGGTTGTTTCGTATTCAGCTACGGACTTGGCTACGGCCCCACGCGTTACGCATGTCTTAAAGATGACCGACAACGACGTTCGGAAGATGCAATTTTCCGGAGTGTACAAGGACATCGATTTAGGGGGCGCTGGAGACGCGGAAGAGGACGAGGTAGAAGAGAAGGTCAACAAGCTACAAGGCATCTCACGGAGCTACACAGACGATATCAGGACTATTCTGGAGATGCACTGTGATCTCGACATCGATGGGTTCGAGGATACGGATCAGATGGGCGAGCCTACGGGTATCAAGCTGCCGTACATTGTTACCATCGACAAAGACAGCGGACAGGTTTTGGCTATTCGTCGTAACTATGACGAGATCGATCCGATTAAAAAGAAACGCCAGTACTTTGTGCATTACAAATTCTTGCCGGGATTAGGTTTCTACGGCTTTGGTCTGGTGCATATGATCGGTGGTTTAGGACGTGCGGCGACGAGTATTCTGCGTCAGTTGATTGATGCGGGGACGTTGGCGAATTTACCTGCTGGGTTTAAAGCCCGTGGAGTTCGAGTACGCAACGACGATGAGCCGTTGCAGCCCGGAGAGTGGAGGGACATTGACGCTCCCGGTGGTAACATCAGGGACTCATTGATACCGCTTCCATACAAGGAGCCGTCAGGGACGCTGGCCCAGTTGCTGGGATCGTTGATTCAAGACGGTCGTCGGTTTGTTTCGATTGCCGATCAGCAAGTCAACAATATGAATCAGGAAACTCCGGTGGGCACTACGGTAGCCATGTTGGAGCGTGGCATGAAGGTAATGTCCGCGATACACAAGCGGTTGCATTATGCACAGAAGAACGAGTTCCGTTTATTGGCTCGTATATTCAAGGAAAACACGCCACCGGAATATCCCTATGAGGTTGCGGGTGCGCCTGCCGCGGTTAAGCAGCAGGACTTTGATGACAAGATCGATGTGTTGCCAGTTAGCGACCCGAACATATTCTCCATGGCGCAACGCGTTACGCTGGCCCAGACACAGCTCCAACTGGCTCAGTCAAATCCACAGATGCACAACCTCCACGCTGCGTATCGACGGATGTATCAGGCGCTTGAGGTCCAGAACATTGAGGAAATCTTACCCCCACCCCAAGAGCCTCAACCTATGGACCCCGCTATGGAGAATGCCAAGGCGCTTATGGGGGACATTTTACGGGCGTTCCCAGAGCAGAACCACGAGGCGCATATCGACATCCATATCATGTTTATGAAGACTCCGATTGTGGCGACTTCTCCGCAGATTATGGGATCGTTTATGTCTCACTTGCAGGAGCACGTCAGTATGCTTGCGAAGAAGCAGGCTATGGACGAGGTCAAGCAGGCGTTGAGCGGAGCGAAGATGATGGCAGAAGTAGGTGCGGTAAGCTCGGATTCTGTTGCTCAGTACGAGCAGCAGTTACAGGTGGACATGCAGAACCAGCAGGAAGTAGAAAACTTGGTCGTTCTGTACCAGCAGAAGATCATGGCGGATGTATTGGCAAGGCTAATGCCCGAGAACCCGAACGAGCCAGATCCGTTGGTAGCTATCCGTATGCAGGAGTTGGAGCTTCGTCGTCAGAAACAAGAGCAAGAGGCGGTAAACGACGCTGCCAAGCTGGAGTTGGAGACGAACAAAGTCGAGCAGCGTGATCGATTAGACAACGCTCGAATGAACTTGCAGGAAGAAATCGCTGGAGATCGTAATGAAGTTAACCGTGAGCGTATTGCGGTTAACGCTGAGATCCAGCAGATGGCTATGCAACGGAGGGGATAATGCCGTTAAAAAAGGGAAAGTCTCAGGAAGTTATCAGTAAGAACATTGAGACGGAAATGGACGCAGGCAAGCCTCAAAAACAGGCTGTAGCCATTGCGTTGAGCAAGGCAGAACAAAGCAAGTACGCTTCTGGTGGAATGGTTAATCGACGGTTTAGTCCGATAGCTAGACCACAGAGATTTGCTGGCTCGTTCTAGTGAATAAGGTAGGGACTGCCAATGATAGAGGTACTAGCGTTAGCGGGTGCAGTCACTAAAATAGCGGGTGGCATTAGTTCGGCGGTTCAAGCTGGAAAAGACTTAAATAGTCTTATGCCGCATTTTGGAAAACTAGCTAAATTAGAAGCAGACATTAACCTTGCTGAAAAAGGCAAGCACAAGGGGCCGCTGGGTCGTTTAACTTCTTCAGAGGAAGAAGGCTTTGCTATAGCGCAAGCTAAGATGGCGCACAAAGAAGCTATGGACACTCTTCGCAGCACTTGCATGTTGTACGGTCCACCGGGCATGTGGGACTTGGTTGTGCGAGAGCAGGCTGAAGCTAGAAAACGTCAGAAAGACGCCTTGGAAGCACAAGCCGCGGCTAGGGACAGGTTGTTCTGGGGAATT